AGCGGGCGACCCTGACTGTCCAGCGCGGACACCATCCAGTACCACCGCTGAGGGGTCATGACGATCCCCGTGGCGGTCTGGAAACGCAGGCGGGCGATGTTGGACAGGGACTGCGCCAGAGGCACGTACATCTTGCCCACGGTCGGCGCGGCATCCGTGTACGTGACGGCGGTGCCGCCAGCGTTCACGACGCCCTTGAGCTGACCAGCCGCACCCGTACCTGCGATGACCTGCAGGTCGAGTTGCTGGTTGTAGGACGACTGCAGATCCTTGAACACGATCTCGTCGAACGCGACCGGGGACTGGTCAAGCAGCTGCATGGCGATGTCCTGGCCGCCGGCGATGGTGCGAACCGGTGCGGTCACGAACGTGTCGGTCATGTCCGTGCTGGACACCGTGCCGTTGTCGAGCTGGACAGCGGTCGTGGAGCCGGTCAGAACCTTGGGCAGGTTGATCGAGTCCGTGCCAGTCGGAAGGTCCAGCTGCATGGGCAGGTTCGCCGTGGTGCGACCTGCACGCAGGTACGCCACGAACTCATCCACCAGCCACAGCGGCGGCACGAAGTAACCACCCTGACCGTCAGTGCGGTTCGGGTTGACGCGCTTCTCGAACGAGCCGCCACGTGCACGGATCGACCGCTCACCCTCTGCGGAACGCTTCGCCCGCGCCTCTTCACGCTTGGGCATGTCAACGTCCAACTCCTGCGCGTGACGCTGCAGACGCTGAACGGCGTCCTGGTCGCCACGGATCTGGCCGCGAGCCAGGTCGAGGAAGTAGGAGTTGCCGGAGCCGCGACCGTACTGGGTCGGCTCCGAGATGACCCGGGCGAAGGACGTGCCGTCAGGTCCAGCAGGACCATCCTGACCGAGGAGCACTGCAGCGGCGCCAGCGGCGGCGCGGCGGGAGTCCTCGTCCTCAACCTGTGCGATGCGAGCCTCAAGGGCCTCGCGCTCAGAGCGGAGCACGGTGTACTTGTCGGTCTCTTCGGTGGTGAGCGCGGTGCGCTCTTCCTTCTCGGCGTTGTCGTTGATGGCGCGGATCTCGGCGTTGAGTGCGTCGAGTCGCGCGCGGAGGCGTGCAAGCATGAGAACCCCTTCCAGGGCGTAGGCACCCACACGGGTGCGGTGATTTGTTGTGCGGGTTACCAGACGTCAGGTGGTGTTCCCAGGTGGTGCGCGCGCTATCCGCGTCCGGCGTGGGCTCCGGCGTAATGTCAGGCGATGTTGCGCAGCGCTGGGTCTTCCAGCAACCGCAGACGAGCCAGGGACATACCCTTGGGCTCGCTCTTGACCTCCGATGATTCGGAGGAAGTTGTGTCATCCGTCGCATCGTCCGCGTCGGGGCAGGGGACGCCCATCAGCTCGGACAGCAAAGGGAGCGCCGCATCTGTGGCCTCATCGGACGCAGCGAGCAGATCCAAGACCTGCTGAAGTGTCGCCATCGTCGCGGCAGAGAGAGTCGCACCCGCCCTCTGCTCTTCGCGGGCACGCTGTGCGATCAGTGCAGGCACGCGGGTGCGCATCAGGGCCTTGGCTTGAGCCGAACGCAGCGCCGTGGTGCCCGTCGTAGCAGGGTTCGCCGGCCACGTCACCACGGACGTGTCGCCGCCATCCATGTCGACCTCGAGGATGTCGCGCTGGTCGTAGTCCGGGCTCCACGTCTGGCGGGTCACCCAGAACGCGAACGACATCGCATCAAGGTCGCCGGCTTCCATCGCGGAGCGCACCTGGTGGACGTCCGCGCGGGTGCCGTCAAGGTCGGCCTCAACCATGAGCGAGCCTGTGTCGTCAGCAGACAGCCGCAGGGTGCCCGACTTCGTGCGGGCCATCGGTGCGCCATCCCAGCAGTGGTTCAGGGCGAAAATCACGTCCGGGTTGCCGTTCAGCGTCTGGGTGAACGCGCCTGAGCGCACGATCTCGGTGTACTCGCCAAGCCAGTCGGCCATCGTGTATGGCGAGTCAACCGTCGACGCGCACCCAGTGAAGAGCAGTTTGTCGCCGCCCGTGCCGTTGGGCACCGAGCGAAGTTCGGTCTGCCCGTTGAAACGCAGGTCAAGAGTGTTCGGACCGGTGGCCTGCCGCACCAGTGCGCGCATCGCCATGGTGTCGCCGTCGAGGACTCGCTGCTCCAACTCCTGCAGGCCTCCGTGTCGGATCTTCATGCGAGTGCTCCGTTCGTGGGATCTGCAGGGTCAGCCAATGCGGGGTCGGTCTCGCCGGGCTCGAGAATCCCCGGCAGGGACGTGTTCGTGTTGAATGGGATGTTGTAGT